CCTGACTATCGGAACAAATCTTTTCCTATCAAAGATGCCTGAGTCACCCGATTATTGCGTAGCAATTTTCGAGTACGAAGGATTACCACCGATTGAAACTTTCGGCAGTGCAGGGTTTGTTATCGAACGTCCGAGTCTGCAAGTTATGGTTCGTGCCTCTCGCGAGGATTACGTCACTGCTCGAGATAAAGCCGTGACACTCCGAACTCTAATTGCAGGGATATCCAACACTACCCTTTCAGGTATTGGTATTCTTCGCGTCACATCAATGGGTTCAGTCAATCCGTTAGGAGTCGACGAATTGGAGAGACCACAGGTTATCTTCAATGTCGATTGCTTTGTCGGTGCATAATGACAGAATCCACGATGCCAAGCCCCTATGGGAAAGGGCTTGAACGCAAAGCGGAAACGGAGTCCCCTTCTTCGTCCGAGAGAGTAGCAGACCCTTATGGCAGAAACGCAAAAACCGATGAATTCCAAAGATGCTGGAAATGCGACAGACTTCTCTTTGAGTCAGCCACACGACCTTGGAGTATCAGATGTCCAAGATGCAAGTCTAAAAATAAAGCATGAAGAATTCTTCAAAGACTTGGATTTACTTATTGGAAAAGGTCGTTTCCAAGGTGGGTGTTCTATCGGTAATTTCATGGATGAACTCGACCCCACAGTCAAGGAAAAACTTGAAGAAGTAATGAAAAACGAGAATGTTCAATCAACTCGTTTAGCAGATTTACTCAATAAATATGGACTAAAGATATCTTCCACAGATGTTCTGCGTCGCCACCGTCGTAGACTTCAAGGTCGAGATGGGTGCATGTGCTACCGTGAATCTCGATGATGCTTTAGATAATCTTCTCAAGACTTCAGAGATGAATTCAGTTGCAAAGACTGAATCAAGGGAACGCAAAGCCGATTGGCAACCCGGCGTTACTTGGACAGGTGATGAAGGAACTATCACCACGGGTCCGATGGAAGGCTCTAATAGTCCTGACTGGTCAGGTGTTCTACGAATATGGGGATTAGACCCTGATAGTTTCACAGTAGTCGAACCAGTTCTATTCAATGTTTGGGGAGACACTCAAGGAGTTCTCAATCGCCAATGGAAAGGCAAAGTTGTCCGTAAGGGCAAACAGAATCATGAAGATGTAGAACAAATGATTCGTGATATCAAAAAGCACAAGCCTTTTCAGCGTAAAGAGTTCACTGGCGATGCCAGCCTTGTTGTCTGCGTTGCAGATTGGCAGACTGGCAAAAGAGATGGCGATGGACTCAAGGGTCTAGTCGGCAGATGGCTTCAAGCGATTGAAGATGTTGAGATACGTCTCAAAGAGTTGAGAAAGATTGGTCGAGCAGTTGATTCAATCACCGTCCTATGCCTAGGAGATTTAGTTGAAGGATGCGATGGTCACTACGATATCCAAACCTTTACAGTTGAGTTGGATAGACGAGACCAAGTAAAGGTCGCTCGCCGCTTACTTCGTGATGCTCTAATCCGTTGGTCAAAGATTGTCCCTAGTATCACCGTTGCCGCAGTTGGCGGTAATCATGGAGAGAATCGCAAGAATGGCAAAGCCTTTACCACTCTCAACGATAATGACGATGTGGCTCTAGTTGAGTCAATCGCTGAAATCTTTCAAGCCAATCCTGACGCCTACAGTCATATTCACTTTGCAATTCCAAAGGATGAGTTGAGCCTTACCCTCGAGGTCAAAGGCAAGATAATCGGTATCACCCACGGACACCTTGCAAGGTCATCAGGTGGAGTTGAGGCGAAACTTCGTAGATGGATTGCAGACCAAACTCTAGGTCGCCAAACTATCGGCGATTGCGATATTTTAGTTACAGGGCATTATCACACTTTCAAACTAGCAGATTGGGGAGGCGTCAAATGGCTTCAAGCACCAGCCCTCGACGGGGGAAGCGTATGGTGGAGACAGTCAACGGGGGAGATTGCGGATGTGGGAGTTCTGACATTCCTTGTGACGAGCAAGGGAGTGAGCGACATCCAAGTTTTATGAATGACCCACGGGATATCGCCTCGTATGCCGCTGAATTGGTCTCAGGAGACCGTCAGAAGGCTTATGGACACCCTCTTGATAACTTTACTAGGGCGGCGCAGATATGGTCTGTAATCCTCGGCTGTGACGTTTCTGCCGAGCAGGTTGCCCTCTGTATGGTCGGCATGAAGGTCGCTCGTGAAATCAATCAGACCAAGCCCGATACAGTCGTCGATGGAATTGGTTATTTCCTGACCCTAGCCATGATTCAAGAGGAACGCCTACGCAGAGAGGCTTGATTTCCTAACCCCGATTGGATATACTTTGGATGTCCGAAAGGGGGACGAAATGGCTGAGGTCAGAACTTTCAGAGTTTCTCAAGAAGAAACCGAGGTTACGCTTGCCAAATTTCAAAAGATTGCCAGCCGTGGCAAGTCCAAAGGTTTAGAGGGTGGCTTCAAAGTCCTCGGTATCGCAGATGAAATTGTGACGAGTGACGGGATTCAGTATCAATACAAAGTCATTGAAGTTGAGTGCGAACCAGTCAAGTTCGCAGGTTGGGAATTCCTAGCAGTTGCCGAAATTGAGCAAGGCGTGGTTCTAACGAGGGGCATCGGCTCGGCTGAAGAAATCAAGCCATCGCAAGTTCAAGTTGGATATTGCGCCCACTGTGGCACTACTCGCTCCCGCAAGAAATATATTTTTGTGAAGAATGAGGCTGGCGAAATCAAGCAGGTCGGTTCCACATGCGTCAAGGATTTTCTAGGTTGGGAGTTCACCCCATCCTTATTGCCTGTTTGGGATTCCTTTGAAGAATCAAGAGGATTAGGTAGATTTCATGGGGTCGATACAGGTTCAGTTGCGATTGTCGCCCTAGCGGTTGTAGCGAAAGAAGGATATAAGTCAGCCAAGCAGTTCGGCTACGAAGGTTCCACAAGTAGGGCGGTTTGGGAGTTATTGACTGACACAAAATTTAGAGCGAATTTTGGTACTTTTTATGGCATCACGGGTAATCCATCCGAAGAGCAGTCAGCCAAGGCAAAAGAGTTGATTGAGTTCGCTCAGAATTTTCAAGGAGAGAGTGCCTATGCTGAGAATCTGCGGGCTACCGCTTCATTGACCTATCAGACCCACAAGACGGTTGGGCTGTTCGTATCGGCAATCATCGCAAAGCAAAAAGCCGAAGAACAAGAATTCATCAAGAAAACGGCAAAGGTTTATAGCAACGAGCAATATGGCGAAACTGGCAAGCGCGTCGAGATTGAGGTTACGGTCTTGAGTTCAAAGGTCATCGAAAGCGACTGGGGTTCATCAACGCTATGGACATTCGAAAGCGGAGATTATCGATTCAAGTGGTTCGAGAGTGGATACTCTTTCAATGCCGAAATTGGTGAGACGGTCAAGGTCAAAGCCACCATCAAGGGGCTTGAGGAATACCAATGTCAGTTTTCAACAAAACTATCGAGAGTGACAAGAGTTGAAAAGAAAGCCCTTTTGACGATTTAGTAATGCGATACAATAAACGCACTGTGCGCTAGTCGCCCGAGTTTGCGTCTCTATCTGTGTCCTAGTGACCTTGACGGTTACTTGGGCTATCCATGTGCCGTTACAGATGGAGGTTTCAAATGGCTCGCTACCGAGTCCTAACGGGTTTGGATTATCCACCCGATAAACGCGCCGAAGTCGGCGATATCGTTACAGATTTACCTGCTCAATCAGTCAAGTGGCTCCTCGCTGATGGATATATTGAGGACGCAGACAAGCCAAAGAAAACTGTTGCCGTTGAGCCAACTCCTGAACCAACTCCTGAACCTGTAAAAGAAGAGGTTGTTGAGTTCAATCCTGAAGCCGTGGATGGCGATAAAGATGGATTAGTTCAAGATGGCACAATTCACGAACGTCCAGTTGAGGAGAAATAATGCCTACATTTCGCCATGGTAAAAATACAGTAGTTCTCGCAAAGCAATATAACATCAGTGAATATCTCACTACCGTAAGTGCGTCAAATTCAGTCGAGACTCCTGAAACAACAACCTTTTCTGCTTCGGATAGAAGTTTCATCACGGGTCACACAGAGGGAACAGTTTCCTTTGAAGGATTATTTGATGGCACTACTAATGGTGTCACAGTTGGCGCTACCGCAGATGGTATTGACAAGATTCTCTCTGACGCTCTCGGAGATGCAACAAATACTGTTATGACAGTTTCTAATGACGGTGGAGCGTTCGGTCGCAGGGCTATTCTGCTTGATGCAGTTGAGACCACTTATGAAGTAACAAGCCCACTTACAGATGTTGTCGCCATTTCGGGTGGCGCGAATGCAAACGATGGTTTGGAGTATGGCGTATGGTTGACATACAACACCGCCTATACAACAACCACAAACGGAACGGCAGTAGATAACGCCGCTTCTTCGGCAGGAGGAAGCGTCGCCAATCTGCACGTCACCACAAACACCCGAAGCACAGCGGTAACAGTGAAAGTACAGCATTCCACTGATAACTCAACTTGGGTGGATTTGATTACTTTTGCAACAGTTTCAGCAACAACTCTGACATCAGAGCGCAAAACAACAACTGGCACAGTGAACCGCTATGTCAGAGTCCTAGTAACCCCAACCGCTGGAACAGGGTCAATCACCCTCAGCGTTGCTTTCTCAAGGAGATAACAAATGCCAACATTTCGTCACGGTAAAACCGCCGTATTCAAGATTGATGATTCAGGCGGAACACTGAGAGATATCTCAGACGCATGTAATTCCATTTCATTCCCACGCGAAGCCGAAGTTTTGGAAACAACTTCGTTCGGCTCAAGCGACCGCACCTACATCGTAGGATTCAAGAATGCGACCATCTCAGTTGAAGGTTCATTCGATGCTACCTACGACGGATATCTTGCAGGAATTCTCGGTCAAGATGCGACCGTTTCTTTCGAGTATGGTCCTGAAGGTTCAACCGCTACCCGTGTCAAGTACACAGGTGAAGCGATTTTGACCTCTTACGAAACTTCCGCAGGTGTGGGAGATGTAGTAAATTTCTCAGCGTCACTACAAATCAGTGGTGCTGTCACTCGCGGTACATACTAAAAACTAAATAACAACTAAATAAAACTAAGTCGTGTCCAAGAGACCCAAAGGAGAATATCGTGTCCATTAGAGACCTCATCCTCGCCAAGCAAGACATTCCATCACAAATTGTGGATGTTCCTGAGTGGGGTGTAAAAGTAGAAGTTCGTGGTATGACGGGCGCAGAGCGCACTCGTATCATGGACAAGGCAACTGGCAACGCAGGTGATGTGAACCTTCAGTTCATCTATCCTGAAATTGTTATTGCAACATCATTTGACCCCGAAACTGGCGAGCAGATTTTTGTCCCCGCAGACAGAGATGTTCTCCTTTCAAAGTCAGCCTCAGCGATTGACAGAATCGCTCTAGTTGGCATGCGTCTATCAGGCTTCACTAAAGAGGCGGCTGATGACATGGGAAAAGATTCCTCCGAAACGGCTTCAGAAGATTCGTCTTTGAGTTAGCAGAACGATTAGGCAGGACTGTCGATGAGTTGCTCTACGGCAGTCCTAGCCATCGTCCTATTTCGTCAGAAGAATTGACTGAATGGGAGGCTCTTGAGCGCATTCGTGTTTGGGAACAAGAACAGGCTTCAAAACAAAGGTAGGTGACATGGCGTGGAAGCAACAGTAGTTCAAATTCTTGCTAAGTTCCGCGCCGATGTCGCCGACTTCAATAAAAGAGTTGGCGAAGTTGAAAATCAACTAACTAGACTTCAAAAATCCACGAACGAAACAAGCCGTGGAGTTCAAGATGCTTTCGGCAAAATGGAAGATGCCGCAGGTGCATTCGCTCAAAAATTAGGTGTTGTTTCTGCAATCGCGGGAACAGCCTTCGTAGCCATTGGAATGAAATCATTCCAAGCGGCGGCTGAAGTTGAAGAATTAGATACAGTGATGCAGGTCGTCGGTTCAACGACTGGCGTTACTTATCAAAAACTATTAGAAACCGCAGATGCGATTCGTGATAACGGTATCGAATACGCTTCAGCGCAACAAATGGCTATCAAGTTCGCTAAAAATAGCCTTGAGGTTGGTAAAGCGGCGGATATCGCTCGTGTAGCACAGGACCTCGCCGTTATCAGTCAAGCAAACTCCACTGATACTGCTAACCGTTTGACTCACGCAGTTTTGAATCTAAATAGCATGATGCTCCGTAATGCTGGTGTACAGACAACTGTTGCCCAAGCGGTTCGTGCTTATTCGGCAGAAAACAATATCGCTGTCAAATCAATGACAACTTCTCAAAAACAACAGGCAGTCCTAAATGCGATTCTAAAAGAGGGCGCAAAAATTACTGGTGTTTATACGATGTCGATGACTAACGCAGGTAAAGTCATTCGTTCATTCCCTCGTATTACAAAACAATTACAAGTGGCTTTTGGTCAATCCCTTATCAAGCCACTCGGACCCCTGATTTTGCAAATTTACGAGTTGTACAAAAACTTTGCTAATCTTTTCGAAGAAGGTGCGGCTCTCCGCCCTGTTATTGATGCTCTTACAGCCGTATTACAAAAACTCGTAGACCCATTGACGGCAGGAGTTGAAAAAGCAGTTGCTTTTGCAAAAAATATCAAACCAATAACTACAAGCATTGGCGAAATGGGCGCACAGATTCAACGTTATTTACCTGTCATTGGCGCATTAGGGGCAGGATTAGCGACATTAGGTGGCGCAAGCCTTCTGAGCAAAGTTCCTGTACTGGGCGACCTCTTGGGTGCTTTGAATCCTGTTCTAGTCGGATTCACTGTACTCGTAGCATTGAGTCCAAAAATTCGTGACGCTTTTGCCAATTTATTTGATGCAGTACAACCGTCAATATCAATTCTAGGTGAGTTCTTAGACCGCTTAGTTGGTATCGCAAACATCCTCATATCAGGATTAGCGGCGGCTATCAATAAAGTGGCTGATTTCTTCCGCAATTTCACGATGACAGTTGGACAAAGCGAAGAGGCACTTGACCTTCTTACTTCAGTTGCCATAGCCGCAACCATAGTTGCGGTTGGCGTACTCATCAAACGTATGGCTTTACTTATCAAGCAGAAAATTGCTCTGTTTATTGAGATTTATGCCGTTGTAGCGGCGCTTGGTCTTTTCTACTATGCGATGTATAAAGCATGGAATTCATCAGAAAA